TCATATTGCTATTACTAATGAAAGTAGTTATAAGTACTACGATGAGGCAATTAAAAACACTTGGGGCAAACTTCTTGGTCAGCATTTAATTATTGCGTCTAGTGAAGACCTGCCAAAGGTAATTGGTGAAATCGTAGCAGAACATGAAAATGGAACTAATACAATTAATGTAACAGGGGAAGGAATTAGTTGGTAATATGGAAGTCAAAGTTGTAATTGGCAGTAACTATGGCGATGAAGGCAAGGGACTAGTATCAGCAAATCTCGCGCGCGTAGCAAAGCAAGAAAATAAAAAGTCTCTAACCGTATTCTATAACGGTACTACACAGAGAGCACATTCGTTTGGAGATATAGTACGTCATTGTACTGCCGCTGGTGAAGGATTTGGCAGTGATACTTATTATCATCCTATGTTTGTAGTTGATCCAATTGCGCTTTGGCTTACACAGTCCTTTGTGTATATTGACCCAAATTGTCGCGTAATTCTACCTTGCGACGTCATGGAAAACCGCAAGATAGAAAAAGACCGCGGTGACAAGCGTCATGGCTCATGTGGATTAGGTCTATTCACCGCGGTTAAACGCAGTAAAATTCCAGAAGATAATGTCGTAATTAATGATTTTCGTAATCCATACAATCTATATCTTAAATTAAAAGAAATTGAAACGCGGCACCCAACAGAAAAAGACACATTATACAATGTCGATATGTTTATGCGCGCGGTCGCGTGGATTATGAATAAATGTAGAATTATTACATTTGACAATTTGGTAAAAAATCATCAGTATGATACAATTATTTATGAGGGCGGGCAAGGACTACTACTTGACCAAACCAATATGGATGATTTTCCGCACCTAACTCCTTCCAGTGTAGGAATGTATAATATTACAGATGATATTAAGAAATTAAATTGTACACCTGAACTATTTTATGTTTCACGCACCTATATGACGCGGCATGGCGCTGGACCAATGGAGTTTGAATGTAATAAAGAAGATATTAATCCCGGCATTATTGATAAGGTTAATCAGCCTAATGAATGGCAAGGTTCCTTACGCTTCGGCCGCATTGATTTGAATACACTTTATCAGCGCATTCAGAAAGATGCCGCGACATATAATAATAATTCAAATATTAATCTTGTCTTTACTCAATTAAATTATACAGATAATAAGATTGAGACGAATAACGGACGAGTAGATATTATTAAACCAGATTTTTGTTCAAAGATTTATATTTCAAACGACAAATATTATATTTTTAATAAGGAGTAATTATGTTTATTTTTATTATTGGTATTCTTATTTTGATTGGTGGTTTTATTTTCGCTGCATATGCTAGTAAACAGTATAAAGGCAAGCCATTCGCTATGATTATAAGGGCTATTGCCTGTCTCTTATGCGTAGTTGCTGTTACCGGTTCATGTATTTCATACGTCCCTACCGGCTATACTGGTATTGTAACTACATTCGGTAAAGTACACGATATTACTCTTGATGCGGGTATTAATTTTCACGCACCTTGGGATAATGTAATCACTATGGATAATCGTGAGCAACGCGTTCCATTTGAAATGCAAGCATTCTCTTCTGATATTCAAGAAGTGTCTATTCGTGGTTCAGTAAATCTAAATATTGATAAGAAAACTGCGATGAATCTATATCGTGAAGTTGGTACAGACTATTTAAATATTTTAGTAACACCGCGCATTTCAGAAGAAATTAAGAGCGTAATTAGTAAATATACAGCAGAGGGATTAATTACTAATCGTAATAATCTTTCTATTGAAATGCTGTCTCTACTAAAAAATGCGCTTGCCGCGCAGGGAATTAACATTCTTTCCGTCGCGGTCGAAGATGTAGATTTTTCTGACGCTTTCACTAATGCCGTTGAAGCAAAGCAAGTTGCTACGCAGGAAAAACAGAAGGCGCAAACTGAACAGGAACAGAAAACTATGGAAGCACAGCAAGCCGCTGAACGCAAGAAAATTGAGGCTTCCGCCACGGCAGAAGTGCAGAAAATTGAAGCAGATGCGGCAGCATATGCGGTGCGTGTACAGGCAGAGGCACAAGCCGAAGCAAATACAAAGCTTAGTACCTCTATTACGGAAGAACTTATTAAATATAATTATGTACAGACTTGGGATGGAAAACTTCCTACTGTATCTACGGATAATGCTATGTCAATTATAAATATTCCAGAAATTACAGAATAATCAAATGTCTAAAAATTTAAGAATCTGGTATGCTTGGATTTATATGCCCAATGGTTATAAAGGAATAATTAAAATTAATTCATATGATGATTTAAGTAGAACTTGTGATGTAGTTTTTTCTGGTGGTATAACCGCAAAAGCACCAATGAATTGGATACATGCTTGTAATGGATGTATTTTACCTTGGGAAAAAGATAAAAAATGTCAAGATTAATTTCTTGACATTTTTTTAAAATTATAGTATAATTAATATATCAAGAGGAAAGGAAGTAGAAAGATGACTTACGCTGAATTCGTTTACCGCTTCAATAAGATGTATACTATTATTGACGAGACTCCGGAAGAACGCATTGCAAAGGCGCTTGAACGCATCGCAAATGCAATTGAAAAAGAAAATCAGAAAGGAGAAAAAGAAAATGGCTAATTATTTGATTGTTGCTCAGGAAAATACCTATCAGGGTAAGCATGGTATCGAAAATTGGACAATTGAAGATTGTACTGACGCACAGGAAGCATCCGCTATTGGTCGTGAAATGTCCCTAGCCCTAATTGACTCTCACAATGAATTTTATAATTCATTTAAAGAAAATGCTGAATATTGGGCTGATCAGGAAGAAGAAGATCGTGGTGGAATTTTCACTGAAGAGGGTCGGGAAGAATATGTCGCTAATGCCATTGAAGAACAACGCGAAGACGCGGTATATTATATGTATTGGAAACTTTCCGATAAATTTGATTATTCCTCCCTGAATAAAGAAGATGATTGGCGCGATATTGCTGATACTTATGGTGAGGAGGAATATTAATGACAACTATACTCCTCGGATTAATTTTAATTGTGCTAATTGTCTCTGTACTAAATGATAATAATATGAGGTATTAATATGAATAAAGAAAATAAAATTAAGGCACTTGAATATCGTTATAATCTAATTATGAAACGTGGACTCTATAATAATAAAATTGGCAATAAAATTCTTCGTAAAATTAGGAAGTTGGAGAGAGAGGAATGAATTGGTTCTGTTGGACAATCATCGGAATTATACTCGCGGCAATCCTACTCTGCGCTTATGCGTTGTGCAAAGCCGGTAGTTGGTTCCATGAATAAGGTGTTTTATTTTACAGATATACATGGAAACTTAAAATTATTTGATGCCGCGATAAAGTATTGCGAACAAATTGATCCTAATTATACCCTTATTTTTGGTGGCGATGCTATTGACCGCGGCGAAGATGGATATAAAATTATGGAAACCCTTTTAAATAATCCGCATGTCATTTATCTAAAAGGCAATCATGAAGATATGTTCGTCGCGGCAGCGCGTGAGTTTAAACAACATTTTCCTAATCCACAATTTGATGAAAAACGTTTAGATACAATTCTAAGCTCAACATTGGTCTTTGATTATAAATATCCAGCTCTTCAATTATCAATAACTAATCATGGAAAGCAAACTATTAAGGATTGGTTTTTAGATGGCTTAAATACAGAATTAATTGATAAACTTGATAAATTACCATTAACTTATTCTTATAAGAATCTAGATTTCTGTCACGCGGGCGGAGTTTATCCAGGCTTTATTGCGACGAATAAAGATAAATTTGTTATTGAAAATTTATTATGGAATCGTACAGCATTTGATTATGGGTGGGCACCAGAGAGAATTTGTATACACGGGCATACGCCAACAGTGGCGATGCCGCGAAAATATTCTAAAAATATGTTAGTAGAAAATGCCCAGCCAATTAAATACCGCGGCGATTTTGATGATAAATACACCGGATATAAAATCAATATGGATACCGGTGCTATATGGTCTAATAGATTATATCTGTTAGACTGTGACTCACTTACTTTTACACTACTAGATGGAAGTACCCCAGAAGTACAAATCACAGAGAATGCCCCCATTAAATGCCAGTAAGAAGATCTTACTGGCATTATTTTTATATTTTGCTGGTTTTCCTAGATTTGTTTTGTTATGTTATTACATACAAACAGAGGGGAATTCTCGGGAGGTGACGCCAATGGAGCAGGAAATACTCAATTGGATATGGTCCAACATCTGGTAGATTATTGTTATCTTGTCTTTATTTATTGAAATTACGCCAATCAAATGGAATCCCTTATCCTCAGCTTTCAAATGGCTTGGACGTAAATTAACAGCAAGAATTGAAGACGATTTAGCTGCTATTCATAAAGAAATAGAAGAAAATGAAAAAGACCGTATTCGTTGGGAGATACTTGATTTTGCAAACTCATGTCGTAATGGCAGGAAACACACGAAAGACGAATACCAGCATATAATGACTTTAAATGATAAATATACTAAGCTGCTTGAAAAAACTCACGATAAAAATGGCGTATTTGAAGCAGAATATGAATTTATTAAAAAATTATATGCTGAACGTCAAGTAAAAAATGATTTTCTATAAGGAGGAATAGCTATGAAAGAATGGTTTAAAGCCGCGGGCGTGCGTGCACTAAAAACAGTTGCTCAAACAGCAGTGGCCACAATTGGTACTAGCGCAGTTTTATCCGAAGTAGACTGGGTTATGGTCGCTTCTGCATCTGTATTAGCCGGTATTTTAAGTTTACTAACAAGCGTTGCTGGACTACCAGAACTTAAACAACCAGAAGAAATTAAAGAGTAATTACTTGACTTTTTGTATTTTTTATAGTATAATATAAAAAAGAACAAAGGAGTAAGTAAATGGAAGAACGTCGCAGTAAAGAAAAAATTCTACCGCTTGAAATTTATACCGATGGTTCATTAAAGAAACGCGGCAATCAAACTTTTGGCGGTTGGAGTTTTATTGCGGTACAAGACAGTGTACAAATTGAAGCACGCGCGGGTAGTGAAAAAGATACAACCAATCAGCGTATGGAATTAACTGCTATTGCAGAAGCATTGAAATATGCTTCCACTACCCGCCGTACTAATGAAAAAATTATTATTCATAGTGATTCTGCTTATGCTATTAATTGCTATCGTCAAGGGTGGTATCATGGATGGATGGCAAACGGGTGGGTAAATTCTAAGGGAGATCCAGTAGCAAACCAAGATTTATGGTATCAAATCATTCCTTATTTTGATAATTTTTGGTATGAGTTTAGAAAAGTAGCTGGTCACGCGGGAAATTACTGGAATGAATGCTGTGATGATTTGGCGCAAGCACAGTCAGAAGCACTAAAACAAGAATATAGAGGTTAATATGGATAACGAAATTTATAGAGTAGGACGAGATGAATATGTCGGCTTCATGGATGAATTAAAACCAGAATGCCGCGACATAGAAATGTCTCATTTAAAAAATAGTACTATTGTAAAAGTATTAAGTAAAAAAACTGGTAAGCATCTATGTACTCGTATTATTCCAGAAGAGGATGAAGAGCAATATTATATTTTTAATATGCCCGATAATGATGAGCGGCAGCGCGGCCGCGCAATTAGAAAAATTATACTAGAAACACAAGAAGAAGTTCAATCTTTTTTTGACGCGCTTTCTAAGGTAATGAAGGAGAATAAACATGATTGAATTATTTACTGATATTCCAGAGGCGACAAAAGCGGGCGCAAAAATGATTTTTGATATTGCTAGTTAGTTAGGACCTACTAAAATGGCAGATTTACTTAATAACTATACAAATGCTTGTGATGAAAATGAACAAGAATTTGTTCGTTTCTATTTTAATATGCGTATGAGGTAGTTAATAGATGAAAGTAATAATGATGAGCGGTAAAAGCGGCTCTGGAAAAGATGCCGTAGCAAATGCCTTTACTACAAAATTAGAAGCACAAAATAACAGGGTGCTTACTATTCATTTCGCCGATTTAGTAAAATTTTATGCTATTATATATTATAAATGGAATGGCGAAAAAGATGAAGCCGGACGCAAATTACTACAAACAATTGGCACAGAAATGATGCGCGCGTATGAGCCAGATTATTGGGCTGATATTGTAGCTAAATTTATTGACGCCGCGGCTGGTGATTTTGATATTGCACTTATCCCTGATTGGCGTTTTGTTAATGAATATGAGCGTGTATGTCATTATAATGAAGATGTATGCGCGATTCGTATTGAGCGTTATAATCTAGATGGAACTGCTTATGTTAATCCTAGTATGACAACAGAGCAACTACGTCATGTCAGCGAAACACAACTAGATAAGTTTGCGTTTGATTATATTATTGAAAATCGTGAGGGGCTTGAAGCTCTTGAAGATTCAGTTGATGTAATTATTGAAGATTTGATGAAGGAGTAATTATGGATTTATTTACTATGGAGCCCATGAAGTATTGGTCAATCCAAAGTACCGTTTCGCCACAAGATAAACGCATGAAACTTGAACGTTTGGCTGAAAGCGGTGATTATCTTTTTGGTATTAAAACCGATGGAAATTGGAGTCGTGCGGTCCTGACAGCGGAACGCAAAGCACTTCAAACACGTGGTATTTCCAAAAATACTGGAACCTATGGCGAAATCCAAGATAAGGTATTTTTTTGGGACGCCGTTGTAAATGCTTTCCAAAATGGAGATACTGTAATTCTTGGTGAAGTATATCGTGATGGTGATATAGATAAGGATATTGGTAGCGTACTTAGATGCCTAACTCCAAAGGCGCGCGAACGTCAAAAAAATAATCCATTGAGATGGCGTATTTTTGATGTACTTTATATTGACGACCAAAATCTAATGGATACAGATTTTGAAGAACGTATTAAATATATTCCACAAGTAGTAAATAGAATTAATTCTCCATTAGTTGAAGGCGTAGAATACTATCCAATGG